AAATGAAAGAGTATGAACCAGAATTTGACCAAATGCTTTTCTATCTTCCCCTCGCAGGCTCGACATTTAAAAAAGTGTACTACGATGAATTATTAGGTCGAGCCGTCTCAAAGTTTGTACCCGCAGATGATTTGTTAGTACCTTATTCTGCAACCAGTTTAGAAGATGCTGATAGCATTCTTCATAAAATAAATATTTCTGAAAACGATTTACGTAAACAACAAGTAGGTGGCTTCTATCGAGATATAGAAGTATCAGAAGCATCTAGTGAAGATGATTCTATTGCCGCTAAAGAACGAGAGCTCGAAGGTATTCGTAAATCAGAAAAAGCTCCCGACATGTACACACTTTTAGAATGTCATGTTGATTTAGACTTGGAAGGTTTTGAAGACACAAATCCTGAAACAGGAGAAGCTACAGAAATAAAGCTACCTTACATTGTAACTATTGAAGAAGGTAGTAGAGAAGTTTTATCTATTAGAAGAAACTACGAATCAACTGATCCTAAGAAAAAAAGAATTAATTACTTTACACACTTTAAATTTTTACCAGGTCTAGGTTTTTATGGCTTTGGTTTAATTCACATGATTGGTGGATTATCTCGAACTGCTACAACAGCCCTACGACAGCTTTTAGATGCTGGGACTCTTTCCAATCTACCCTCGGGTTTTAAAACACGCGGTATCCGAGTACGAGATGAAGCACAAGGTATCCAACCTGGTGAGTTTAGAGACGTCGACGCTCCGGGTGGAAATCTTCGTGAATCCTTTATGCCTCTTCCTTTCAAAGAACCTTCTGCAACCTTATTACAATTAATGGGTATTGTGGTAAACGCCGGACAACGATTCGCGTCTATCGCTGATATGCAAGTAGGTGACGGTAATCAAGGAGCCGCTGTCGGTACAACCGTGGCATTACTAGAACGTGGTTCTCGAGTAATGTCGGCGATACACAAAAGATTATATAATTCTCTAAAAGGAGAGTTCAAACAATTAGTAAGAATCTTCTCACTCTATCTACCACCAGAATATCCTTATGATGTGGTGGGCGGGCAACGAATGATTAAGCAAACTGATTTTGATGAGCGTATTGATATTCTACCTGTTGCTGATCCTAATATCTTTTCTCAAACACAAAGAATTAGTTTAGCACAAACACAATTACAATTAGCTCAAACCAATCCAAAGATTCACAATTTATATCAAGCGTATAGAAGTATGTATGAAGCGGTGGGTGTTAAGAATGTTGATTTAATTCTACCTCCACCACAACCACCACAACCCATGGACCCTAGTATGGAACATATTCAAGCCATGGCAGGAAAAACTTTTCAAGCTTTTCCTAAACAAGACCACAAAGCTCACATTGATGCTCACTTAAATTTTATGGGTACAAGCATGGTTAGAAATAATCCTACAATTATGTCAGTAGTACAAAAAAACATACTAGAACATATTTCTTTAATGGCCCAAGAACAGATTCAACTAGAATTTAAAGATGAAATTATTCAATTACAGCAAATGCAGGCACAAATGCAACAACAAGCAGCAACAGGAATGCCTGCGCAACCTAACCCAATGATGGAACAACTACAAATTACTATAGAATCAAGAAAATCTAAGCTCATTGCAGAGATGACTAAAGACTTTATGGAAGAAGAACGCAAAATTAACTCTGCAGAGGACGTTGACCCACTCGTTAAGTTAAAAGGTAGAGAAATAGAACTTCGTGCGATGGAAAATGAACGTAAAAAAGACGAAGGTGAACAAAAATTAGAGATAGAACGTGCAAAATTAGTTCAAGATCAGATAAAATTTGATGAAAAAATGGAACAAAACGACGAACATCAGTCTTTAAGGGCCGGTGTATCTCTAGCCAAGTCAGGAATCTCTAAAATGCAGGTTATGACTGGAAATAAATCCTAAAAAAGGATAAAATTACAACAAAGGAGCTAAAGATCATGAAAAGTATGAGCAAAAGACCGATCGATCATCAAATGTTTGTTGACAAAGACGGTTATAAGAAGGGCGGAGTCGAAATTGAAATGACAAAACCTAACGAGACTCAGACAGAAAAAGTAGGCGGACAAAGACGCATGCTTTCTGAGAAAAAGCGTAGTGCCAAGTGGTACTAATTTAAAAAAGGAGGATATCATGATGATATTTGGATGGAACCCAATTGATAAGTGGAAAAATCTTAACAAAAAGGGCAAACTATTCGTAGTCGCTGTTGCAATTGTTGCTATAGTGGCAATCGTTAAAGGTATTTAATAATGCTATCTAAACTATTAGGCGGATCTTTAGTAGACACTGTTGGTAAAGTCATCGACAGTGTCCACACTTCAGAAGAAGAAAAACTTACCGCGAGAAATAAGCTTAAAGAATTAGAAAACGAGATTAACTCCAAACAAATGGATATTAACTTAGCGGATGCTAAGTCTACTGCCACTGGTATAGGTGGTATTATGCAACGGTCGTGGCGCCCCCTCATCGGGATGTCCTGTGCGTTAGCGATATTGTGGGAGTACGTCTTAAAACAGTTTATTATGTTTGGTTTAGCTGCATTTAGTGTAGATCATGCACCTTTACCTGAGCTTGACATGTCGACTTTATTCCCGCTCGTCACAGCTTTACTCGGAATGGCCGGGCTCCGCAGCTTCGAAAAAAGTAAGAAAATTACGAAATGACCAAATGCATAAAATGTGGTTGTATGTGTCATTGCGGTACAACTTGCATGTGTGAATGCGCTATTTGTAAACATGAAGAAACAAAAAGTTAATAGCACTATTGATCATGTAGTTAAAAAGACTACAATAGGCAACGGTAGAATAAGCACTTCTACCATGAACAAACATAAGCGACGTAGCTTTAAACCATATAGGGGACAAGGACGATGACAAAAAAAAACTTAAAACCAGTTCCACCAAAGAATAAGGGACTAAAAAAATTACCTAAACCTGTTAGAAATAAAATGGGTTTTATGAAAAAAGGTGGCAAAGTAAAATAATGGCTAAATTATGTGCAAAAGGTAAAGCAGCAGCGAAGCGTAAATTTGATGTTTACCCTAGCGCATATGCAAACATGTATGCTAGTGGTGTCTGCTCAGGAAAAATAAAACCTGGTGGTAGAAAAAAGAAAATGGACGGAGGATCGGTTAATAGTGTTTCACAGTCTCGTAAAAAAGTTTCTAGTTATAGTCAAGGCGGTGTCGCCAAAGCCTGTGGTGGTGTTATCGAAGGTAAACGAAAGGTTACTCAAAAATTCTAATGGCTCAAGGAGGACTCAGAAAATGGGTGTCCGAGAAATGGGTCGACATTGGTGCTCCCAAAAAAGACGGAAAGTACCAGCCTTGCGGGAGATCAAAAGGGTCAAAGCGAAAATATCCGAAGTGTGTTCCCCTAGCGAAAGCGAGATCAATGAGCAAATCTCAAAAAACATCCGCCGTCAGAAGAAAACGCGCAGCAGGAAACACAGGGCCAAAACCAACTAACGTAAAAACATTTTCAAAGAAAAAATGACAATTAGAAAAACTACAAAAGGACCTGGAGCAAATTATAGACCAACTAAGTCTGGTGCTGGTATGACAGCTAAAGGTGTTAAAGCCTATAGAGCTGCCAATCCTGGTTCTAAATTAAAAACAGCGGTCACCGGTAAAGTTAAACCTGGTAGTAAAGCAGCGAAGAGAAGAAAATCATATTGCGCAAGATCACTAGGACAACTTAAAAGGTCTTCTGAAAAAACAAAAAATGATCCTAATTCTAGAATAAGACAAGCACGTAGACGTTGGCGGTGTTAGATGAAACTACTTATAACAATTCTTTTTTTCTTTACATTAGTAGCTACAATAACTGATATAAAAGCTGAAACCAATACCGTGTCGAGTACGGTTGTAACCAATTCAACACCTCCTACAGCATCTGCTCCAACTATCATGAATAATAATAGTGATATATGTAAAATTGGAATTGGAGCTAGTGTACAAAATAATGTTTTAGGATTAGCTTCAGGCTATGTCGTTACAGACGAATTTTGTGAGACTCTCCGTGCTAGTCGTGCTATGTACCAATATGGCATGAAAGTTGCGGCGGTGGCATTATTATGTCAAGACCCTCGTGTCTGGGACAGCATGCTTGATGCAGGAACTCCATGTCCTGCTGAAGGAGCCATAGGCGCTGAAGCGGCTACTTATTGGAAAACCAATCCTGATAAGATCCCTGTTGGATCTAAATTTAGAGAAGACTATATAGCTCAAACAAAACCACAAACACAGGAGTTTAGTGATGTACAACAAGCTGCTTTATTTAAAACTTTGTTTATTCTTACTACTGGTCTCCTT